TGAGTCGTAAATCCAGCCGACGTTGGTCTGCGCCACGATGTTAAGCGTCATTGCGCCAGACGAAAACACGTTGACGGAGCCAAAGCGCAGATCAAGCGTCAGCGTGCCGGGCGTCGTGACAACCGTGCTGATCCTGCCCGACGCCCTGACGCGAAACATCTTGCCCGCGAACAGGTAGTTCGCCGGGAGCGTTGGCTTGGCGATAACCGGCAGGATGGATGTTGCCGTCGTGGTGTTGGTTAGCGCCGAACCGTCGCCGATCGAGTTAAGGAGGGTTGCGATATATCCCTGTTGCATTGTGGTTCCCTATGCGAGTGTGAATACGCCGCTGGCGTTGATGGTTATTGTGAGAGTTCCAGCCGTCGTGCTGACTGACCCGCCGCCCGTGTCCAGGTCCACAACGCACAAGAGGTCGTCGTTGGCATTGTTGGCGTAAATCACGGCGTATTTGGCGGTGATGGTGCTTGAGGTCCACGCCTGATCATCGACGTCGAACGTGATCGTGCCGGTCGATTGCGTCCATGTCGCCGTCAGCGTCTTGCCGCCTGCGACATAGCCGGTTCCGACCACTTCCGCCGTCAGGTCAGAATACCGGCAGTCAGTGGACGTGCCGACGAATGTCGCGTCCAGCGCCTGCGATGATGTGGTCAGCGCCATGAGAAACGTCTGCGTGTCGAGGTCGAAAGTGCCGTTCGCCAGCTTCAGCTTGGCCCTGTTAAAGACGATCCAGTTGCCTGCGGCCATTAGTCGGCACCTTCAATTTCAATTGTGGATATCCGGCCTTTGTCTCGCACCACGCGCCTGGGGCGGGACAGCGCCTTGATGGCCTTATCCGCGTTCTCGCTGGTAACTGCCGCGAACTGGCCCACGGCCTGGCTCATCTGCCCGACTGCATCCCCAATTACGGCAACGCTCTCGCTAAGGCCCGTCACCGCCTGCTGCATGGCAGCGCTTGCCTGCATCATGGTGTCGTTGGTCATCCGCTCGGCTTTGAGCTGCTCAACCTGCGTGTCCGTCGCGTCGGCTTTGTTTTTGCGCACGCGGTTCTCAAGGCGCAGGGCTTCCAGCTCAAGTTCAGCTTTCTCGTCGCGAGGCTTGGGCGCCGCTGCCGCATCACCCTCCATCCCCACGCCGGTAAGGATTTCGATCGTCTGCGCTCGTGTCTTCTCTGCCGTGGCAAGCGCCGCCTCGGTGTCTGCCTCCGCCTTGGCCGCCTTGGCGCGGGCTTCCATTGCCAGGCTTTCGGCAAGCTGCGCTTGCGGATCAGGCTGCTGTTGCATGGCCTCGAGTTCCGCCTGCATCGCTGCGGCTTCTTCCTCGTTCGGCTCGAGCACGCCAAGCTTCAGCAATTGCTTGCGGAAGTATTGCTGCATCTCGGAAAGGCCCTCGCCCTCCATGTTCATCATGGCCATGCTGCCGAGAATGGACAGCGTCTGCGGGTCCTGCGTGATCTGCATCATGCCGGTGATAGCGCGGACCACGGCAGCGCGACGGCTGGTCGTGCTTGGCCCCACGTCCACCGCGACGTCAAACTTGGCTTCCGCGATATCGTTCTCCGTCTCAATCGCGCCGGTTTCCTTGTTGACCATCGGCCGGGCAAGCTCGACGGTGCGCGGCTCGCCGGTGGTCTGTATCGCCTTCATCTTGCGGTTCGGCTCGACGTAGATTTCCCGCGCCATCGACAGCCAGACTTCGCCGCAGCGCTTCACGGCTTTACCGAAGTTGGACAGGTAGATGAACGTCTGCATATCAAGCTTGTTCTGGATCAGCTCAACCGCCTTGCCTGACATGTTCGGCTGCATGATCTCGGCCTGCTGCTGGTTGCCGAGGATTTCCTTCATGTCGGTTTCGGTGATCTGAAGCAGGGCCGCCATCGCAGGCGGTATCTCCGGCGCCCGCGTGTAATCCAGCGCGCCCATTGGCTGCTCGCCGCCGTCCGCATTGGTCACAGGATTGACCAGCAGGTACGGGTAGCGTTTGACGTTGTCGTCCGCCCAGGCGAGTTCGTGGCCGGCCACTTGTTCAGGGGTGAAGATCGGCTTCTGCACCGTGCTGTATGCGCTGATCTCGCCCAGCTTCGTGAGCTGCATGTTCTTCAGGCGCTGCGCATCCTTGGCCAGCCTGACGTGACCTTGGCAGCGCTCGATGTTGTCGATGAACCAGCGCTTGCCGTAGACGGGAATGATCGGGATCTCGGACCCGGCTATCAGCCCGTAATCCTCCAGCACCTTGCCGCCTGACAGCAAGTACTTGTGGACGCGCTGGCGCTTGATCTTGCGCTCGCGGACCTCGACGCTTCCGGTGGCGAGCAGCATCCGCTCAAGGTCGGGATCGTCCTCAAAGTCAGCTTCGGTGTACTTGGTTTCCTCGCCGTCAAGCGAGCGGAAGATACGCAGCGTCTCGGTTACCTGTTCCTTGACGTAGTATTCGGCAATGTAAACCACGTCCGGCGTTGACCAGTCGAACTGGACGAACTGCACCACCTTTGGCCAAGTCTGCGGGTCATCGTCGAAACGGTCCTTGTAGGCCTGGATCGTCATGGCTGAGAGAACGTAGCATTTCTGCGCATCCTTCTTGTCCTGCCGCTTGGCGTTCAGGTCAAAGAACACGCTCGTGTCAGCATCGAAGATGGGCTGGAACACAATGCGCTGCTGTTCGTTCTCCGGATCGCCCTCGTCCTCGTACTGATTGGACAGACGCCACGCACCGAACCCGCCGCCTACGGCTTCCTCAAAAGCGTTGTCGTAGGCCTCGTCTGCGCTGCTGTCCTGCTCGTCTGCGCGATAGAGTTCGTCGCACGTGTCGGCCAGCTTGAGGTTGGTGCTCCCGTCCTTGGGGACAAAATCAACCGTGACGCGATTGTTGCGGTATTCCGAGATGATGCGCATGACGGACAGCGCGACCTTGTTCACCTCGAAGCGCGGTCTGTTCGCGTACTGTTCGCTTAGGTTGCCCTCCCACTGCGCGCCGGCGATGGAGTAAAAGCGGCGGTCTTCCAGGCACTGGAACCGCTCGTCCCGCATCGTGGACTGGATGGCATCGAACTCGGTCAGCGCCTCGGTGTGGACGCGTTGCAGCCGCTGCTCTCTGGTTTCTCGCGCCATAGGGTTGCCCTAACCTATCTCGCCATAGGTGTCACGATGGGGACCAATTTAACTGGGGTACGCTGGTTGGCGGTCTTTGCCACCATCGACGGGAACAGGTCCGTCATCGCCCAGACCAGCGCGTCCACGCGGTCAGGGCTGCCGGCGCCTTCGTAACCGAACGTCGTCATCTGCGTCATTTGCGTCTCGAGCTGCGGGAAGCTGCCAACGTGGTGGACCCGGCCTTGTTCGTACATGCTGGCGATCGGCTCGGCCCGGACATGCTTGCCGCGTGTGGCCCTGACCTCTTTGATCCGGACGTTATTGCGCACGCTTCGCAGGGTCTGCGCCACCATGTCGCCGCCCTGGTTCACCTCGATGACGATCGCGTCAGCCTTGTGGGTATCGTAAAGGTTGATCGCCCGCCGCGCCCATTCCATCGGGCTTCCCTGCATTGAGCCGTCCTCAAGAACGTAAGCTTCCTGGCTCTTGTGATGGACGCCAGCCACGATAATCCCGTGCTCGTCGCTGTCCTCGTTGTTGGATATCGCAGGGTCAACCGACACCACGACACGGTCCAGCTGGTCGCATTGCCTGACGCGGCTGGCTTCGATCTGGCCATAGGTCCACAGCGCGTTGGGAATGTCGCCAAGGATTTCGCCGCGCAGTTCCTGCCGGCCAAGGCGCGTGCCTTCATACCTTAACTGGATCTTCTCAAGGAACTTGCCCGCTAGGTTGGAGCGGTTGTCCATCGTTGCGCCACGGGTGATGTGAACCTTGCCTTCCGACCCGGCCACGATCGCCTTTACCAGCTCAACGGGCCGGGGCGTGGTCGTCACCAACACGCGGGGATGATCGCCAAGACGCAGGCCGAACGATAGCTGGTCCCATGTCTCGCGGGCATAGCGCCACTTGGCCAGCTCATCGCACCACGCCAGGTCGAACTGCGGGCCCCTAAGTTGATCAGGCTCGGTAGCATTGAACGTGGTGGCGACGGCGCCATTCGCCCATGTCAGGCGACGCTTGGATGGCTCATAGAGCGGGCGCTCGGCTTCCGGGTAGACGGACAGGATGCCGGACACGCCCTCCACCATGACATCCCGTGCGTCGGCTGCTGTCTCCCCGATCAGGGCGATGCGCTTGTAGCCCTTCCTTACGGCTTCCTTGACCCACTCGGCGCCGGTGCGGGTCTTGCCCCATCCACGGCCTGACATGATCAGCCAGATATCCCAATCGCCTTCGGGTGTGATCTGTTCGGGCCGGGCTAAGAATTCGCGCCAATCGAATAGCAGGGCTTCCTGTTCGGCTGGGGTAAGCTGGTCAACGATGGCGTTCCGCTCGTCGCGCGACAGGGCGGCCAGGCGCTCGGCAACGCTGGCGGTCATTTCGTCGCGATCTGTTCAAGCAGGGATTTGACGCGCTGGCCGGCGATGCCGTGTTCAATCTTCACGGCTGGCAGTTCGTCGGAACCGGCAATCACCTGCGTTGCCTTGCCATAACCGCGGTCGATCAGCTCTTTGATCGCCATGACGCGGGTGCTTTCGTTCTCGCTGCCTGCTGCTTTCGATAACCCGGCAAGGCGGGCAAGCTCTGCGATGGCTGCTGGACCGTAGGAGCGGGCAAGGTCGCGGATTTCCAGCGTCACCTTGTTCGGCGTTCCCTTCTGGCGTCCGCCGCGTCGCTCTCCCGGTGCTGAACCCCTGCCCGCCATTTACTTTCTATCGCTGTCTTTGCAATTGGTTCGCAATTACTTGCGCTTTTTCGCGGTCTTGGCTGACTGCCGAAACGCCGCGGCTGTTGGTGCGCCCTTGGTGCCGGGCTTGCGCATTGTCTCGCCAGACCCTGCGGCAATGCGTGCCTTCTTGGCGGCGATGTTTGCGTACAGGCCCGGTTTACTCGCCATCGAAGAAGACCTCTATCGGCTCGGGGATGTCTGCGTCGTGGTATTCGTGACCGATCCACAATTCGATAACGGCGCGAGGCGGGTTGTCAAGCAGGATCGCCGTTGCCTGTGGCCAGGATCGCGTAACGCGGAAAGTCTTGCGGAAAGCTGACGTCCACATTTCGGCGACTGCTTGGCAGGCTGTGGCCTCAATCAAGCGCTGAGCCTTGCGCCGGCGCATGTCGGTAACGTCCAGCTCGCGGACGGTTTCTGTGACGTGCGCCATGATGGCGTCAATGAAGGCGTCGTCGATGATGTGGGGAAAGAACACGCTTTGGAGGAGGCTGGCTTTTGCGTGCATGGGAAGGACCCGCCAGAGCTAGGGTTCAATCTACTCTGACGGGTTGGACCCCTCGCCGCGTTAGCGGCATACCGCAAGATTGATCAATCCGCCGTGTCTGTCAACGTGATCGCGTCTGTCAACGTCACGGACGCCATTGCCGCAGCCTTGGCTCGCTCGAGCAGGTACAGGATCACGCCGACGTCGCTGGTGGACGATCGTATCCATTCTGCGCCGTCCGCGTCAAAGCCGAGGACGATGGCGCTGGCGAGCTTGCCCTTGGCTGCGGTGAGGATGCTGTCAGGCGACAAGTCCGGTTTTGGCAGGTGGACCACGTCGCCCATCACAGCGCCTCGGTGTCAACGCCAGCATCGGAACCGTTTGGCCCGGTGACGGCCGGAACTTCATCGAACGTGACGCCGAAGCGGAGCTTGGTCACGTCGATGTCGGCTGGCGTCGGCGGCTCGGCGCGTGCGGCCTGCAGGGCGATGTCAGCGGCGTGGAGGCGTGCCTGGGCGTCCGATAGATTTACTGCAGCTAATCCCATACGGGTATCGGCAAGGATCTGGTCTACGCGGGCATCGTCGCGGGCGCCATAGGCGCGGCGCAGTGCGGCGCTTGCTTCACGGAATTCCAGAACGGCTTCGGCTTCGGTCACGAGGGTGGTCTCCTTTTGCTCAGGCCAGCCTTGTGCATCGCTTGCCGCAGTCATGCAACCCTGTCACCAAACTTTTGCGGGGCTATCGTCTGCCGCCTCGGTTGCCCCTTCGATGTCTGGGGCGATGTGGGTTCGGTATTGTTTGACCTTGAGGAATTCCCGGTGAGCTGCATCAATAGGAATTCTATCGCGGACGGTCAGGGTATTGAACTCCACGAAGACCTTGGAGACGATTGCCGGATGGTTTGGCATCAGCGTGGTTGTCCGTTTTTCGTATCCATCCATCCACATTGTGGCGACCTCGCGTGCGGGGCTTGGGTCGCCCCTTTGCGCCACCAGCACGAACCCGGTTTTGGGGTTCCAGAAATACCTGCAATCACGCCAGTCCATCTTCATCCTCCTGAAAAATATTTCCAACTATGTCACTGTGCAAGTTGACACCTGTGCAAGTTTGGGTGTATGGGGGCCCCGATCCCCATACAACCCAGCACGTTGCACAGCTACAGCGAAAGCTTTGCACACTGTTGCACACCCTTGCACACCCTTGCACACCTAGCATCTAAAGCGTTGATTTCATTCGACCGAGGTGTGCAAATCCGTGTTGCACAGCACCCAGATTGATCGTTGTCCGTCAGCTCTGGCAAAAATTGCCCCATCTTTCTCCAGAACGCGCAATTTCTTGAAGGCATTCGACCGATCAAGGCCAAGTTTGTCCGCGACCTCTGAGGTGGTCATCTGTTCCTTTGCCAGCATGTTTACGATGTCCTGATACGCGCCTTTGTAGACTGGCTGGCGTTCCTGTGTCGCCTTGGCGACGGGCTGGACGTATTCCACCACGCACGTGGTGATGGGTTTCCCGTTGGGCTTGGTGCCGATGCGGACTTCGATCAGGGCATAGTCGGAGAGGGTAAAGTCTGATCGTCCATCCTTTACCTTTTCTATATAGATGGACCGCCGCTTGATGGCGTCGTCGCCCTCGTCCTTCTCGGTCCTCAACTCTATAAACGTATCGCTTTCGGACTTGTAGGCGAACGATCCGACCATGCCGCGCGTGGTGTCCTTGCCGGTGTGTCCGACGACCAGGACGAGGCATTGGGTGTCCATGGCGAGGCGTTTGAGCTGGCGCAGGGCCTTGGTAACTTCGGCCTGGCTATTGGCATCCATGCCTGCGTAGGCGGCGGTAATGGTATCAACGATGATAATGCCCATGCCATAGCCTGTGGCTTTGAGGCGTCCGCGTGCGGCGTTGATGTGCTGGCGCATGGGCGCCCAGTCCTGTGGCTCTGAGAGTGTCCACGGGGCGTCCACCAGCTCAAGCGCCACGGCTGACAGGCCTTTCTCCTGCTTGATGCCGTGGATGCGTTTACGGATGCCGTAATATCCTTCGAAGGCGAGGTAGAGCACCCCGACTGGTTCTGTGTCTCTGCCGAACAGGGGCTTGCCGGTGGCGATTGCTGCCATCCAGTCGAGTGCGACGAAGGTTTTTCCGGCGGTTGAGGGTCCGTAGATCGTGCCCAGCCCGACGCGGGGGAAGAGTTCTTCGACCAGTTCCGGTTCATAGACGAACGCGATGTCTGGCCATAGTTCGTGCAGTATCCGCCCTGTGGCGTCCGCTTCCGGCATCAGGAACGCCGCGATGTCCACGCCCTCTGCCACTGCGTCTGCGGCGTCCCAGCCCTCAGATTTACCCGCCGGAACCGTCAGCACCCGCACCGTGCAGCCGATCGCCCGCAGGGGCCCTTCCAGCCCCGCCATAAGCTTCCTGCCGGGATCATCCGCATCTGGCCAGAGCACGACCGTCTTGCCGGCTAATGGCGTCAGGTCGGTCTTCTCAACCGAGGTGTTTGCCCCGCCCATGAGTGACGTGGCGTCAATCCCGACAGACGCCAGTGCATCGACGCACTTCTCGCCCTCGACAATTACGACCGCTTCTGACGCGTGCCAGCGATCAAGCCCGTACAGTGGCCGGGGCGATGGCATGCCGCCGGGAACTGCAAACGTCTTCTTGCCGTTAGACAGGGCCCATCGGTTGACCTCGCAGACCTTGCGGCCTGCCTTGTCCCGGTAAACGTATTTAGCTTCAAGCACCCTATCTGGCTCAGGCTCGACGGGACGCGCTGCCTCGACGGTGTGTCGCACCTCGGCCCGTGGGGCTGGAGCGCCGCCCGCCCACTGGTCGCATTCGGCCAGGACCGTCGCGAACTCGCGGCGCGGGTCGAGGTTGTGTACGCGGGCGTACAGGGCAAAGCAGTCTCCCCGATCGCCTGTTGCGTGATCGATCCACCGCCCGCAGGTTTCGTCGCGTGCCAGAGAGATCGAGAGGCTTTCGCCCTTGGCCCCTGACAGGTCCCCGACGCGCGCGTCCTGCGCCTGAAGCCGTGCGCGTGGGAACAGGTAGCGCACGAACTCCCGGATATTGCCGTGGATTGCCATCTCCACGCGCCGCTTGCGGGCTTCGGCGTCTTCAAATGGCAACCGTGCCGCGTCGTTGAAATCGAGCATGGCTTACCCCCAGCAGCGTTTGCGGAAGGGGCAATCCTTGCACAGCCAGTAACTCTCGTCATCCGTGCATCTGGCCCGCAGGCTTCCGGCGCGCGTGTCTGCGATGATCCCGGCTGCGCGGTCTGATGCCGCTTGGGCGCGTTCGCGATCGAACGGGACCAGCTCGAGGTAGATCTCCATCGTGTCCGCGTTGGTGGCCTGGAACAGCGCGGGCGAGGTGAGGTCCAGATACGCCTGATACAAAGCGACCTGATCGGCATACTCGCTCTTGGCCTTGGCCAGCCCGTGCTTGGAAATTGCGTTCCACGACTTCGACCCCAGCGCCTTGTGCTCCCACAGCATGGGGTATTGGAAGCCATCAGGGCCGCCCTTGATGACCCGATCGACGTGCCCCCGGAATGCCCCGCCTGCAACCGAGAAGCCTATGGGCGCCCCGTCCTTGCCCGTCTGCGTGAGCCTGAACCCGGCGTCTGCCAGCCAGACAGCGGCCATGCTTTCCATCGTGTGCCCGCGCTGGAATATGCGCAGGGTCTTGGCTGAGAAGCGCCAGCCCTCGTCGTGAGGCTCGCCCATGAACTCATACTGGATTTTCCGCTCGCAGGGCGAGCCGATCGATGACGCGCCGACATAGGTGCGCCGCTTCTCGGCCGGCGGTGGCAGCGCATCGATAAGCGCATGGATGGCCGCGACGTCTGCGGTGCGGGTCATGCTGGTAGGGTTGAGGTCGATCATTTGCGCACCTGTTTGACGGGCTCCGGATCGCCTGGCTTGCGGCGGGCGAAAGCGTTGCACTGGGGGTAGTGGGTATCGCGCACCATGCGGAAATAGGGCGACGCCTCGCCCTTGCATTGTGGTCGAGGCATCCGCTGGAGCCATACGCAGCCCTCGCAGGTCGCGTTCTGCTGCTTGACGTAAGCGACGGCAGCAGCTTGCGCCGAGGTGTCGCGAAAGACGCGTGTGCGTGTCTGGCTGGTCATGCTGCGCGCTCCTGAAGGATGGCGCGCGATGCCAGGCGCTGGGCCACGCGAACACAGATCGCGGCAACACGCTCGCCGGTCAGTGCGTCGGTCTGCGCCTCGATGCGGCGGCGGGCATAAATGACTGTCGTATGATCGCGCCAGCCAAATGCCTGTCCGACTTGCGTTGTGCTCTTGCCGGTCTTCAGCGCGAGGAACATTCCGCACGCGCGCCAGTGTGCGAGGTCGCTAAACCTGCGGTCGCCTGTGATCTGCGCGGGTGAGTAGTGCGAGGCTTGAGCCGTCGCGGCGATTATGTCTGCGATTGAAGGTGTCATGCTGGCACCCTTTCTTCTGATGTTGGATCTTCAAGGGTGTGGATTTCTGTATTCTCGATCGCCTCGTGAGCGATGGCAAAGAGCATCGCAGCGTCAAGCTTTGCCCACTTGCCCAGCGGCTCCTCCCAAGGCAGGCCCGATGCCTTGTCGGCAATCAGCGCAAGGGCTGCCTCGGCAAAGCCGATGGTCATGGCATCGGGCGAGCCGATCTTGGGCGTCCCGCGGCGCGTGGCCCAGTTGCAGGTCCGTGCCTGTATCCATGCGTTGATCGTAGTGAAGGCAAGAAACCACGCCTCGCGTTCTGTTATCGCGTGCCCGCGTTCGCCAAGCATGCGTTTGAGCGTGGCGGCCGCCGCAACGGTCGCCAGGTTGTCTGGATCTTCTGTCATTGTGTGTCCCCGGCTAAGGGAGCGGCGCGAACCGCTCCCATGCCCGGTTACCCCCACGCCGGTCGGCTGGAGGATTTAGCTGCCGCAGGCTTGGCAGCCGCTTTCGGCTTGGCCGGCTTGAACCCGGCGTATTCGGGATCATCGACAGCCACCGCCGCAATGGTGTTCTTGTCCTTGCCCTTGACGGTGTCACCGGATCGGCCATCGACATAGTCGGAGCCCGCCTCAATCCCGAAGCGGGCAACGAACGCCAGCCCGGACAGGTCGTCCCAGTCGCTGATCTTGCGTGCGGCCATTGCCTCTGCGCTGTCATCCGTGGGGCTGATGCCATACGCGCTCTCGAGGATTGAACGGATCAGCGAGCGGGTGATGGACACCATCTTGTTGTGGCCGTCTGAGCCGTTGCCCGCGATGCCTGCCCACTTCCAGGCCTTGCGGCCCTTGTGTGGACCGGTGGTGACGGTCACCTCAAGGTCAAGGCCTTGGACGCGGGTATCCTTGCCGGACGTCTTGATGCCGCGAACCGTGATGACGGCTGGCGCCACGGTGCCGTCCGGGATGGGGTTGCCGGAGCCACCGGAGCCGGTGGCGACTTCTGCTGTGTTGAAATCGAATGCAGACATGATGGTGATCCTTATTTGAGGAGCTTGGCGAACAGGTCGCCGAGGTGTGGTTTTTCCATTAGCGCGAGCCGTCCGGAGCGATCCTTGGCGGGGAACCCCCATTCGTTTTCGGGACCGGTGATGAAAGCCCTGTACGGCTCGCCCTCGTCCGGTCGGATGAGTGCGAAGGTGATCACCTCATCGACGATCCCTGGCATCTCGCGGCCTGTCTTCGCGCCGTCGATCTGGATCGACCACGTCTTGCGTCCGAAGTCGTCTTCGTCCTCGTTGAGCAGGCAGACGAAGACCACGTTGCGCGTGCGTGCCTGTTGCAGGCGCTTGATCCACGCGATCATCTGGCGGCCAAGGAGCCCGTACATGGAGCGGGTATCCTTGTCGCCCTTGGCGGTCATCGCCTCGGGCTGGGTCTCGCACCACGCCATGCAAAGGCGCGCCGCTTCCGTGATGCTGTCGATGAAGACGGTCTGGTATTTATCCAGAGCAGACGCGTCCCCGAAGCGATCGCAGACCGCGTCGTAGTGTTGCTGCCCGTAGAGGTCGGACGGACGCACGTTCGTATTGGGGCCGGCGAGGAAGCACGCGAGATCGCGGCATTCCTGCCACGTCTTCGGACGCAGCTCGTCAACCGGTACGTCCGAGACGGACAGGTTGCCCGCCTCGAGGTCGATAAAGAGGACCGTGTCGGGGTCCAGTGTGCGCAGTAATGATGTCTTGCCGACGCCTGGCGGCCCGACGATGAGGAGCTTGACGCCCCTCGTCTCGGACATGCGTTCGTCGGCTGTGATGATGGATAATCCCATCGTCTCAGCTCCTTTACTTTTCTGGCTTCTTACCCTTGCTCTGCTGGATGGCAGGCGGTGGAAGGTAAGGAGCCGTGCCCCTGCTAATTCGTGCCGCTAAGGCCTTAGTTCGCAGGCTTCCACCGCTTGCTCTGTGATCCCCGTTACGGGGAAAACTGAAACTTCGCATCTCGCCACGTCTGCGAAACGCTTGCAGATCATCAGCGCGACGACCTGCTTATCATCAGCAAAAGCTATTCCGTTGAGACCGTCAAGGACTGCCTTTGCGATGTTATCGACATCAAAGCGGCCAGGCGCTTCATGGCCAGCCAGCGCAGCGGCGCGGCGCTTCTTGCTCCACGATTGAGCGGGCACAAAGTACGCGGTGATCTGCACCGCAAGCGGCCCATCGATCGGCTGGGCGCCCGCTTGGCGCGCCGCCAGCTTCACGAGGTTTTCGTAAGCGGCTGTCTTGTCATCGGTACGCACCCGCACGAAGCCCGCGCGCGATGCGCTGAAGCGTGGCCTGCCCTTGCCGCGCGGTTCGCCGGGGATGGAGAAGCGGAGGGTCATTTCGCCCACGTCTCTAGCCCGACTTCGCCCTTCGAGACTTTGGCGATCAGCAGCATCAGCTCGTAAGACGGCCTCGCCTTGCCCCGGCGAAGCTTGCTGATGTGCGCGCGATCGCGTGCAAAGCGTCTGGCCGCCTCCGCGTCAGTGGTGTTGGTTTGTTCAAGCCATTGTGCGAATGTCATGCATGGTGTGTGCACTACCTGCCGGACTGGCGCAAGGAAATAATTGCACGCGGCGCACAGATAGTAATTGACCGTTAATGCATGACTTGCACATTGGGGACATCAAAGGAGCACGACATGGCCTGGACCTCAGCCGACACCAACGCCGAACAAGCGAGCCGCGCCTACCGCGATACCCGCACGCCCCAGCAGCGCACATGGGACGCCCGCGCCGA